TGAATATGGCAGGAAATGATGTTCAAGGTAAAGCAAAAATAATGGACACCCCAATGGGTAAGATTGCACAAAATCTAATCAGTGAAGGTGCAAGACTCGGTGTTTCATCCAGAGGTATGGGTTCACTAAAAGCAAACTCACAAGGAATTAATGAAGTACAAAAAGACTTTATGCTTTCAGCAGTAGATATTGTTGCAGACCCATCCGCACCTGGCGCATTTGTAGACGGTATTATGGAAGGTAAAGAATGGATTTGGGACAATGGTATATTTAAAGAAGAAATAATGGAACAATATAAAGAAGTAATAAAAAAGAGTAGTGCTAGGGAACTTCAAGAAAATGCGGTTAAAGCATTTGCTCATTTCCTATCAAAACTTTAATTTTTTATACATAATATAAGTTAAAGGTTCAATTAATGCCAGAATATATTTTAGAAAATAAAGCTAAGAAGAAAGCATCAGAACTTGCAGGTAAGGCAAAACAAGCCCTCAAAGATAAACTAAAAAGAGAAATCGAGGATGCTCCAGGAAGAATAGTAAATGCTGGAACAAATGCCGTTAAAAATGCAATAATCCAAGGATTTAAAGGATTAAATAGAAAAAATAAATGATGGAACAAAAACACTAGGAGATTAAATCTACCATGAATAACGAAGAAACTAATTATAACGACTTATACGAAGCGGGCAAAGAAACCCCAACTTTAGATACTAAGTCCGTAGAAGATGAAAAACTTTATCAGACTGCGGATGGGAAACATGCAAAGTTGGACACCGATAAAGGAACAGAAGGCAAAGAAAAGAAGAATAAGTCTTCTATCGCTGCTAAAGCATCAGCCGCTTCGAGTAAAGTTGAAGTTCCATCTGCACTGGGAACTCCAGAGGAAAGAATGGAACAAACTCTTGATGCACTTTTTGATGGTGAAAATCTCACAGAAGATTTCATGGTTAAGACTGCAACAATCTTCGAGGCAGCAATCAACGAACGAGTTGGTGAACTTGAAGAAATTATACTTGAGCATTACGAAGAACAACTCGCAGAACACATCGAAGAAGTATCAACACAACTTGCAGAAAAGTTAGATGACTATCTAGGTTATGTTGTAGAAAATTGGATGGAAGAAAACGAACTCGCAGTAGAAAGTGGAATTCGTTCAGACATCGCAGAAAACTTCATCAGTGGTCTTAAACAACTCTTTGACTCAAACTACATCGATGTTCCAGATGAGAAATATGACATCATCGAAGACATTTCATTAGAAAACGAAGAACTTAAAAATACACTTAATGAAGCGATTCAAAATAACATCGACCTTCACCAAGAAGTTGTAGCACATCGTTGTCAAGAAATCTTTTTTGAAGAGGCAAACGGACTAATTGATACCGATGTAGAACGATTGGCATCATTATCTGAAAATGTTGAATTTGAAGACGAAGACCAATATCGAGATAAAATTCAAACACTCAAGGAAAGTTACTTTGGAAGTAGTTCTGAATCATCCGCGTCGTATCTTACCGAAGAAGGCAGTGATGACAGTCAAGTCAATAGCGACCCATCAATGAATCATTACATGAGTGCCATTAGTCGTCACTCAGACTCAAACAAAATGGTATAAAACTGAGTTTTTATACATAAAACATAAACTAATTTAAGTTAAACACTATTTAGGAGAAATAATAGAAATGGATAATAACACAACACCTTACGATGTTTTACAGGAAAAATGGAATCCTGTACTAAATCATCCCGATCTTCCAGAAATTGAAGATTCATATAAGAAAAAAGTAACAGCGGCTCTCTTGGAAAACCAAGAAAGCGCACTTCGTGAGCAACACCTCACAGAATCAACACCAACAAACTCAATGGGTGGCAACTTCAGTAACGCACAAATCGGTACTGCTGGTGGCCTCGCTGGTTATGATCCAATTCTAATCAGTCTTGTTCGCCGTTCTATGCCGAACCTAATTGCTTATGATTTGGTGGGTGTACAACCTATGTCTGCACCAACTGGACTCATTTTCGCAATGCGTTCACGATATGATACACAATCTGGTGCAGAAGCATTGTATCAAGAAGCATTTGCTAAGTTCTCTGGTGCTGGTAACACCTCAACAGGTGCCGCATTCAGTTCAACTGGTGGTATCGACCCAACAGGTTCACCATCTCTTGACGGTTTCCGAGCATTGCTCACTTCAACTGCTGAAGGTATGGGTTCATCAGATGGTACTGCATTCCGTGACATGGCGTTCAGTATTGAACGAGTTGCTGTTGAAGCAAAAACCCGTGCATTGAAAGCAGAATACACCACTGAACTCGCACAGGACTTGAAAGCAGTTCACGGTCTTGATGCAGAAACTGAACTTGCTAACATCCTCTCAAGTGAAATCCTTTCAGAAATCAACCGAGAAGTTGTCCGAAGCATTTATGTTTCAGCAAGAAACGGCGCACAACACACAGATTTGACAACAGCAGGTACATATGACCTTAACACAGATAGTGATGGTCGTTGGAGTGCTGAACGATTCCGTGGTTTGATGTTCCAATTAGAACGAGAAGCAAACATTATTGCAAAGCAAACACGAAGAGGCAAAGGTAACTTTGTTCTTTGTTCATCCGATGTTGCATCCGCACTCGCAATGGGTGGTTGGTTGCAACTCTCACCTGCACTCAACAACTCTTTGGATGTTGATGACACAGGTAATACTTTCGTTGGTACACTCAACGGTAAGATGAAAGTTTACATCGACCCATACAGTGCTACTACAAACGATGGCCGCTCAAGTGATATAAACTTCGCTTGTGTTGGATATCGTGGTAGCAATCCATACGATGCAGGTATTTTCTACTGCCCATACGTTCCGTTGCAAATGGTTCGTGCAGTTGGTGAAAACACCTTCCAACCAAAAATCGGGTTCAAAACTCGTTACGGTATGGTTGCAAACCCATTCGCACACGATGACGGTACTACTGTAACTGTTGGTTCTGGTAAGAATGTCTACTATAGACTCTTCACCATCACTAACCTACACGGTAATACATAATCGTTAGTGAATTAACTTAATAAGATAGAGGGAGTCCTTCGGGACTCCCTTTTTTCTTTTATACATAGTGTGAGGAGATTTGTATGGCATATGAAGGCGGATATACTGGGGAAAAGGCAGGATATACTGGGCCGGGAATTCCAGATGTTACAAGAGTATCAGATCCCAGGCAACCAGATACCAATAACTATCTCTCTGCCAATTATTTTAAATTTGAAATTAGCAGACTTCCGTTGGTAACATATTATTGTCAACAAGTTAATCTTCCTTCACTTTCTTTAAGTCCAGTGGAACAGCCTACCGTCTTTGGAACTACCGCCAAATGGATTGGAGGCAAATACACATGGGAAGAATTAAATGTCAGTTTCCTTGTTGATGAGGATATGAAAAACTGGATTGAAGTTTTTGAATGGATGGAAGAAATTGGAACAATGGTAGATTTTAAAAGCAATATAAGTTCCCAGCGTAATATACCTAGGCCTTCTGGCCAGACTGAGGATTTCTTTTCTGATTCAAAAATATCCATCACAAATAGTAGTTATAAAACAAAATTGGAAGTTAGTATCTATGATATGTTTCCTATAGCATTAAGTGGCATCCAATTTAATAGTACATCTTCTGATAATGAACCCGTTGTGGCCAATGTGACTTTTGCATATGCCTATTATTCAATAAATCGACTGGCAAATTCACCATAATACTTGATTTTTATCAAATTTGTGATATACTGTACATATGAATATAGATGATATTAGGCAATTAGTAAATAAAGACATGGTAATGGACGAAACTGCATTGGACATAGAATCCATGAAGACGCCACAATTACACAATAGATACCTCATTATATTCACAGATGAAAAACTGATTTTAGGTAAATTAAAATCAGACTTTAATGTTTTACGAAAGAACAAATGGCTATATTATACAGGAAAATTGAGTCAAGAAGAACTGGATAATTTTGGATGGGCCACATTCGATTTAAATATACTAAAGTCAGACATCGACAAATTCTTAGATTCGGATAAAGAGATTATTACATTAGCCAATAGAATACTACTACAACAGGAGAAAGTAAACTACATAGAAAATGTAATAAAGATAATCAATAACAGACAGTGGAATATTCGTTCTGCTATTGATTGGTTAAAGTTTACCAATGGCACATGAGTGATTTAGAAGTATATCAAGATGACACGGTAAACATCAAAGTTCACTGTGATAGAGGTGTTGCGAAAGAACTTAGCCAGTTCTTCACCTTCACTGTACCAAATTGCCAATATACCCCTGCTTACAGGAACAAGTTGTGGGATGGCCAAATACGACTTTTTAATGTTCATACCCATATGATATACGCAGGTCTAAAAGACTATGTTAAGTCCTTTGCTAGCGAAAGGCAGTACACATATGAGGACAAGACATCATTAGTATCAAAAAACATAACCAAAGAACAAGTTAAATCATACCTCATGGACACAATTAAACCTGCAATTGGTGGTAAGTCTATTGCACCATATGACCATCAAATAAATGCAATACAATATGCTATTGAAAGTGACAGGTGTTTACTTTTATCTCCAACAGGAAGTGGTAAATCTCTTATCATATATTCCTTGATTCGTCACTATGAGAAAGTCCTGCCAAAAGAAAAGAAAATATTAATCATTGTGCCTACGACCGGTCTTGTGTCTCAGATGTATAACGACTTCAAGGATTACTCATCAAATTCCGAATGGGATGTGAATGAAAAGTGCCATGTCATATATGCAGGGAAAGACAAGGTAACGGAGAAACAAATTGTAATTTCTACATGGCAAAGTATATACAAAATGCCACAAAAATATTTTGAGGAGTTTGGTGCAGTGTTTGGTGACGAATGCCACCTGTTCAAAAGCAAGTCATTGACAGCGATAATGACAAAACTTACTGACTGCCCCTATCGGATAGGAACAACAGGCACATTGGATGGTAGCACTACACATAAACTCGTTATTGAGGGATTATTTGGTAGAGTGTTTAATGTTACAAGTACGAAAGACTTAATGGATAAAGAACTTTTATCTGAATTGGAAATAGAATGCATCACTTTACAATATACACCAGAAGAAATTCAAGAAGTAAAACGAGTATCATATCAAGAAGAAATTAAATGGCTAGTAGAGAATGAAAAGAGAAACATATTCATATCAAGACTCTGTTGTACAATAAATGAGAATATTCTTCTTCTTTTTAACCTTGTTGATACACATGGCAAACCACTTTATAAATTAATCAACAACGAGTGTGGTAAGGATCGTAAAGTATTTTTTATTCATGGCGGAACAGACACCGAACAAAGAGAAGAAATTAGGCAAATTATAGACAAAGAGAAAGATGCAATCTTGATTGCATCGTATGGCACATGTTCAACTGGTATAAATATCAGGAACATACATAATATCGTGTTTGCATCGCCATCTAAATCTGTTGTTCGTGTATTACAGTCTATTGGCAGAGGTTTGCGTAAATCAGATTCTAAAGACCATGTAAAATTGTATGATATTAGTGATGATTTGTGTTTTAAGAAATATAAAAACCACACAATGAAACATTTAGAAGAAAGAACTCGCATATATAGTAGTGAGGGCTTTCAATGGAAATCAGTAAAAATTCAGTTATGAGAGGTGATAATGAAAAAAAATTCATTTAGAATTCTTAAGCTTAAAAGCGGGGAAGAATTAATAACTAGAATTGCCGGCGAAAAGAACGGTAATCTAATCATTGAAAGACCGATGAAATTTCATTCTTCATTGATGACTGATGGCTACGGCAGAACCAAAGAATTGACAATTCTTAAAAATTGGTTGATATATTCATCTGCTGAAAAAACCACTATTCCTAAAGACTTTATTGCATCATTTCTGAAACCAGATATTGATGTTCTTCAACTCTATGAATTAGAAAAGAAAAAAGATGATTCCATGAAGGATAATAAAAATAGAATCATTAAAAAAGACACAAGATATCCCCGAAATAACCAACCAAATAATTTTAAAGATGCAGAAGAAGTTCAAAGAATGATAGATATGCTCCATGATTCACCTATAGACGATGAAACGATGAAGAAGGTTATGCATGAGATTGACAATTTAAGTGATGAAGATTTGGCCGAATTACGAAAAGATTCAGAAAAAATTCATAATGAAATGGGTGATGATTTTGAAAATTATATTACTATGAGCCTTTATTTACCGCCAGAAGCACTTTTAACTTTAATTGATTCTGGTTTAGTAGAAGAAGACCAAATTAGAGCAATTATTGACTCTCTTTCTAGAGGAAAAACATCATCTTCCGAATCTGAAGATGAATTTCCTTTTGGTAATTTTCCAAAAGAATTGTTTGGTGGTGCATTTCCACCAATTGGATATAAGAATTTTAAAGATGTAGAAGATGAAGATGATAAGGACCACCGAGATACTGATGAATATGGAAAACATTGGAAAGATTGGAGTCCTTATCCAGATGATTATTTGGATGATAGGCCTTAATATCCCTTGTTTCCCGGGGCACTGATAAGTGTAACACGGAAATGAGAATTTGTCAAGAAAAAAGTAATATTTATTTTGATTTTCTTAAAAATATGAGTATAATATAAATAATGAGTAAGAAGAAACGAATAAAACATCAATATATTGATAATAAAGTGTTTTATATTGCAATGGTTGAATGGAAGAAACTTGTAGTTGATGCGGAGAATTCGGATGAAAAGAGACCGCCAATTACTGAGTATATTGGAGAATGTTTTTTATTGATTGCAGAACATCTTTCACATAGGCCAAATTTCATTAATTATGATTATAGAGAAGAAATGATTGGAGATGGTATAGAGAATTGTTTGATGTATGCACACAATTTTGATCCAAATAAATCAAAGAATCCATTTTCATATTTTACACAGATTATATATTATGCATTTCTTAGACGAATTGAGAAAGAAAAGAAACAATCGTATGTGAAATATAGACTTATGGAACAAATGGATGATGGTTCATTAAGTAATTGGTTTAAAGAGAATTATTTTGATAAATCAACAAAAAAAGCAATGACGGACCATTTTAATTTGAATAATATAGATATTGAAAAGTTCACACCAAAGAAACGTAAGAAAAGAACATCAAAAAAGAAGACGGGCAAGAAGAAAAAAGAAAATAATACATTAGAATGTATGTTACAGGATGATATAAAAAGTGAAGATAGCACTGATAAATGACACGCACTTCGGTGCAAGAGGCGATAGCCAATTATTTTTAGATTATTTTATGAAGTTCTTCGATGATGTATTTTTCCCATACACTAAAGAGAACAACATAAAGACGGTAATCCATGCAGGCGATTTGATGGATAGAAGGAAGTTTGTAAATTTTAATATTCTTAATCAAGTTCGCACAAAATTCATAGACAAACTAAGAGATGAAGGTGTAGAGTTACACTGCATTCTTGGTAATCATGATGTATATTACCGCAATACAAACACAGTTAATTCGATACGAGAATTATTCGGTAACGATTTAAATCTATACGAAGAACCAACTGTGGTGAACTTTGATGGTTTAGACATTGCATTGTTGCCTTGGGTAAACAAAGAAAATTACGACCAATCTATAGATTTTATTAAAACTGCATCTGCACCAATTCTAATGGGACATCTTGAATTGCAGGGATATGATGTAATGCGTGGAGTTAAATATGATGGTGGTATGAATCCAAAACTATTTGAAAGATACGAACAAGTATTTACAGGACACTTTCATTGTCGGCAAGAACACGGCAACATTTACTATATGGGAACACAATATCAAATTACCTTTGCAGATTTAAACGAAACAAAAGGTTTTCATGTATATGATACCGATACAAGAGAAATAGAGTTTATTCCTAACCCATATAAAATGTTCCACGCAGTATCATATAACGATGAAAACGGCCCAGTTGACAGCGAACACTTTGATTGTGAATATCTTGATGGAGCATATATCAAATTGTATGTAGAACATAAAAAATATCCATATTCATTTGAAAGGTTTATGGATAAGTTGTATTCTTGTGGAGTTGTTAAGATTACGGTCGTTGAAGAATTTGACAATTCTGAATGGACTCAAGAAGAAATAGTTGATATTGCTCAAGATACTGTTACACTAATCAACAATGAAATAGATTCTATTGAAGAAGTAAAGGATAAGGCCAAAATGAAAAAACTCATTAAAGACCTTTATATGGAGAGTTTGTCACTGTGATAATTTTCAAGACACTTTCATATAAGAATTTCCTTTCATCTGGAAACTATAAAACTGTTATAGATTTTGTCAAAAGCAACAACACACTTGTGTCTGGAGAGAATGGTGCAGGCAAGTCTACAATGCTTGATGCACTAACATTTGTATTGTTTGGCAAGTCATTTCGTGGTGTTAATCTTTCTTTGTTGATTAATTCAATAAACGAGAAGGATTGTGAGGTAGAAATTGAATTTTCATCAGGGAAAAACGAATACCACATAATTCGTGGAATAAAACCAAAGAAGTTTGAAATATACAAGAATGGTGATTTATTGGACCAAGATGCAAAGTCTAGAGATTATCAAAAGATTTTAGAAGAACAGATTCTTAAAATGACCTTTAAATCTTTTTGTCAGGTGGTCATACTCGGTTCAAGTAATTATATTCCGTTTATGAAGTTATCTTCAAAAGATAGAAGGTCGGTGGTAGAGAATTTGTTGGATATAGATGTGTTTTCTGTTATGAATACTCTTGTCCGAGCAAGACTTCAGGCAACAAAAGAATATGTTAAAGATATAGACCATAAAGTAGAATTAGTTAAAGAAAAGGTAGATGCAAAAAATAAACTCATTGAAACCCTTCAAAAGAAATCAAGTGATTCCGCGGAAAAATATAGAGAAGAAGCCAAAGAAACAGGCAATCAGGTGAATAAACTTGCAGAAGATATTGAACTGCATGGAAAAAAGATTGATAAATTATTAGAACAAGTAAAGGATAAAGATGGTGTTTCAGATAATTTATTGCAATCTGAATCACTTGAAACAGAACTAAAAAATAAGATAAAAAACATTGAGAGGAATGTAAAATTTTATGAAGAAAATAACACTTGCCCGTCCTGCAAACAAGATATCCAAGAATATCATAAAGAATGTGTATATAAAGAACAGGCCGAAGAAAAAATAAAGATTGAAGAATCAATACAGACAATTGTTGATGATATTAAAATTGCCGAAGATAAATTAAATACCATTAATGAAATTCTTGAAGACATTCAAACAGAAAATGAACAAATTTCTAAAAAACAACATGAAATAGATGCACACCAAAAATATTTTAAAAAGATGTTGGATAATGCTAAAGATGCATCGGTTGAAGGAACTGAAATTCAAGAAACAAAAGATGAATTGAATAAATTAATTGGCCAAGGAACTGCATATGTTGCCGAACGAAAAGAAAAAATAGAGGATAAACACTATTATGAGATTGCATCCATTTTACTCAAAGATAGTGGAATCAAGGCAAAGATTATCAAACATTACTTGCCAATTATGAATAAATTGATTAATAAGTATCTTGGCGATATGGATTTCTTCTGCAAGTTTAGTCTTGATGAAAATTTTATAGAAACAATTAAAAGTCGCCACCGTGACGAGTTTACATACTATAATTTTAGTGAAGGAGAGAGGTTGCGTATCGACTTATCTTTACTTTTGGCATGGAGGGAAATTGCCAGATTAAAGAACAGTGTAAATTGCAATTTGCTGATACTAGACGAGGTGTTCGACTCAAGTTTAGATGCGGTCGGCACAGAGGAGTTTCTAAAATTATTAAAAACTTTCGGAAATCGTGCGAATATATTTGTAATTTCTCATAAATCTGATACAATGACAGATAAGTTCGATGAACATATTGTGTTTGAAAAGAAGAATAATTTTAGCAAGATTAAATGATACCTAAACTGGCAACAATTGAAGAAATTAAAGAAGTATATGGCGTCTTCGCACAATATGAAGATGTGTTTCCTCATATTAGATTTGATTATATACAACGCAAGATTGAAACTGGCCGTTGTGTTTATGAAGACGATGTGGTAATTACCTTTACCGTCTATAAAAGAAAACAACGAATTGGCGACAATAACCATGCACTTAAAGGTGAAGTTATGATACACCAAATAGTAAATGCCAATCCAAACAACGGAAAGAGTGCAGAGGTATTACAAAGGTTCTTTGAATATGCAGTAGAAGGAAAGACAGTATGGCTAACTGTTCGTTCAGACAACGAACGGGCAATTAAATTCTATGGTAAGGTGGGGTTTAAAGATGTAGGAAATATTTATTGGATGAAGGGAAAGTTGCCCGGCAAAGTGTTTCGATATTTGCCAAAAGTAAACAGTGTATTATGAAATATGACAAAGATAAAATGAAAATAGTAACAACTAGTAGTAAATTATTAGAATATGACGATGAAAAATTAATTGACGGGAATTCGGTAAGAACATGTACAGAATGTAAAGAAACAAAAACCCTCCATGAATATGCACAAAATAATACAAGCATTCGTTCTAAAGAAGAGTATGTTTACATCGATGAAGATGGAACTGTTTATGACAATGCCGGAAAGAATTTTAAATTTAGACGAGAGTGTAGTGAGTGTAGAAAATCAGGTAAGTCTAAAGATGCCTTAAACGGAGATAGAGTTTTTAAAAAATACGGTGTGCCTGGGCCATCATGCGTTCAAGGATGTGAACTTTGTGGACATGTTCCACTGGCAGGAGAAAGAAAATTATCCAAGGATCATTGCCATAAAAATGAAACACCAAGAGGTTATCTATGCACTAAATGTAACACTGGTTTAGGAAATTTTCCAAATAATAGTGTTGCTGAAGGGGATTTAGAATTCTTTAAAAGGATAGTAGAATACTTAGAAAATGTTGAAGGTGATAAATGGATGGAAAAATTCACCACAATTAATGTTTTAGAAGAAGTATAAAGTGATAGAACAAATGACTAAACAATTTTACGAACGTAATGATTATGTAATTGACTCTCATGTTAATTGTTTATTTGAAGATTTACTTGAAATGACTCCAGACGAATTTCGTGATTGGGTTATCGAGATGCGTAAGGAAGTAAAGCATTCGTGGGACACAAATGGTTGTCCACCAAGAACAGGAAAAAATGAAGAAGGAATCATTGACAGATTCAATAAAATATCAGAATATCCTGTACATAAATTTGAGTTTGATGATGAACTTTCTGATATATCAAGAGATGTCATTATCAATAAATCTCGTCTTGGCGGAGAAGCAGACCAATGGTATAGTAATATGATGAAGGTGCGTATCAATTATACAGACAAAGATACAGGATATTCAATCTATGATTTGTTTTCCGATGATGCACACTTAGAAAAGATGGTGAAGGGTGGCATGCGCCACTTCCGTAGAGATTCTCTATACGAACACGCAAAGAGTGCATTTACTAATAACACAAAATATTCTATTATTGATACTGCCGACCCACTTGAGTGGATGGATGCATTTCATGACAATCCACATGTGTTTGCAGGATATGACTTCCTATTGGAAGAAGTGAAAATTAGAGAAGGAAATAACAGTGGTTATTTTCAAATAGAACAAGATAAAATCTTATGCCTAACAAAAGACCAAGTACAAGATTATAAAGATAAGGGATGGTTGGAATATCGACACCACTCTACATTTGATATTGAAAATATGTCAGACGAGAGGCGGTACAGTATTCGTGTCTATAAGAAAGGGTTGAAAATGTTTCCAAAAGCATTTGCGGCCTACCGTATCGGATATATTCAACCCGCTGTCAATTTTCCACCAATGACTGCTAAATACTTATATGAAAGATATACAGAAGACCTTAAAGACCAAGAGGTTATTAATATCTACGACCCATCGGCTGGGTGGGGCGGTCGCATACTCGGTGCTATGGGTGTTCGGGATGACCGCAGGATTCATTATGTGGGTACTGACCCTAATCCTGATAATTTTCTCGATGATGGTGCTTACAGCAAGTATGCTTCTCTCGCAGATTTTTACAATACCAAAACTTATAGAGGAAACCC